ATTAGGGATGTCCTAGCTGTATCTAGGGTTACAATATACATTCCACTAGGACGAAAGTAAATATTAACATCATTGAGGATATCTTTGAGTACTTCAAAGGTTGATTTGATAGCAGATGCTTGAATCGTTACCAATTTCATCTTACTAAATATTTCGCGTTATATCTTTAATTAGTTTGATCAGAATAGGCTACACCCTTACTCACATCTCTACCGATTTTAGCTTCCAATTCCTTTGTCATAGCTGGTTGTAGGGATTGGCCGTAAGAATCTAAAGCAAATAACTCTGTATCATTATCTTCTTCATCCAGTGTTGTCATAGAACATGCTCCACCGAAACCACAGTTACCAATTTCCTTATTGGGAAGGAGGGAATCTAACCAGTTTTTTATTTCGGCACCAACAAGAACTTTACCATTCTTTGTCAGCATGGTGGGGACCCGTGTGATCTTGTTTTTATAGGCAGGTGGAATACCCTGAGTGTTTATATTGTGGAAGTGTACAAGTTGTTTCAACTGTGGTTGTCTGTTTATATATTCAATAACCTCCATAGAATGTTTACACCGTGGACTATATATCAGTAGAGACATCTAATATGTATATGGTATTTTGTAAAAAAAAATTAACGCATAGTAGTAAAGATGAAGTTGTTGATACCAGTTATCCTTCTTGTCATTGTCCTGTTACTTACAACCAACCGAGAACCATTCACAGAATTGTTTGGAAAATCAGGGTACACCCAACCAGTTGGTCGTATTCGGTTTGATGATACCAAACCAATTTTGTCTGATTTCACCCAGGCTGAAGCTGACATTGATAACGATATGATGCAGAACTTTGTTCTCCAAACCAATAAAGAAATATCTAAACGTACTGGACTTTGTACATATATTATTGAAACTACCGGTCTTAAAAAGTTTGTCAAGGAAGATAAGACAATCTATGAATGTAAATTTATGACTGTGAAGAACAATGGTTTCTCATTTGGTTTCTCTGTTGTGTCCTATTTTGAGATCATTAATGGGGTTGTGAAGTTGATTTCGCTTCGTACACAACCACTTGATGTTGAATCTGCTTCGGATATTGCCCCTTTTGTTGATAGTGTCTCTGGTAAAGATTTCGTAAACTACGATCTGGTGAAGGAAAAGGCTACACCCACTCTCAGTGAGTTAGAAATGGCCAAAAATAAATTGCAGTAATTATAATGATCAGCATCAATGATGTGACAAGGATTGACGAGAAGAGAAAACAGATCAAAAAGGATATATATATACGAATATATGAACAGTTTTCTCGTAAAATAAAACAATGTGTTGAACTCGGCCACAAACAGATATTTTTGACAGTACCCACGTTTGTAGTTGGGTGTCCGACATTTGATAGATCAGCAGCAGCCAGATATGTGGCACGACAATTTATGTTGGGTGGTTTTGATGTGAGACTCGTAAGTGAATATGACATTTATGTGTCGTGGGTGGTACCCAAAAAGAAGAAGGAAAAGAGGGTTGAATCAGAAGAACCAGACTTCCCAGACCTCATGAACTTGAAGAAGATGGCTGATAAGTACAGGACGCGTGAGACTTAAAGTTTAATTATATAAAACTACTATAAATCATGTCCGATTCACTAAATATAATGGTGGAAGCGAAAAAAGAGTACATGGGTCAGCTCTGCCTCATCATGATTCCAGTTATGATTGAAGTATTCCAAGATATGTACGATGAAGCTACTAAGATCTCCAAAGGGAGAAAGACACTCATTATGTTTCAAAAACTTCTCAAAGAGGTTCCAAACTGGTCTAATCAGATGTCTGCCCAACACACGAGTAACATCGCCGATCGTTGTGCATGGTTTAACGACCTCTTGGCAGCTGTGTTCGTTGCGTGCACCAAGATTCTCTCTGCGGTTCGTCTCAAGGCTGATAATAAGAAGATTAGTCTCAAACTTCCCACTAATGAGGTGTTTATCCAATCGTGTTATAACAACATTGCGAAGGATCTTTACAGGGATCCCTACATCTTCCACGAGGAACAGAGTGAGTATATGAGGGATGATCAACTCACAAAACGTTTCTGTACGTCTATTGAATCTACTGTGAAGGAACTTATTCCGGTTCAACAAATCCTCCAGACCTACATGAGTCAAGATACTCGCGATATTGACATTGATGGAGAGGTTCAAGACACCGAGGATCCAGATGTGTTCGATGGTCCGGAAGAGACACCCTTTCCAGAGCCTGAACCAGAGTCTTTTCCTGAAAACGAACCCATGATGGATACTGAGGAGCAAATCCAACCAACTGGTCTAGAGAATGAGTTCAAGACGGTTCCAGGTGTTCAAGCCCCTGAGCCTGAGCCTGAACCCGAGTCTGAACTAGTACCTGAGATGCAATCTCTTCCACCTCAGGCCGTTGATGAAGATGAAGGTGTTCTCTTTGGTGACGCACCAGATCACCGTGTAAAAAAAACTGCGTATAATTAAATGGAATTATCCGACTATCTCAGAGACCCAATGACCGCTGCTCTCATAGGGGGGGTTATCACCGCTGGTTACATTCATGTTAAGGCTCAACTTAACAATGAAGGTAAATTAGAACTTAATAAATATGCCAAGCCAGCTGCCCTCAATGCTATTCTTGTGTTCTTCATTGTTTCCAATGGTATTGGACAAAAAGAAGCTATTTCTAATGACCCTTTTTAAACTTAAAGATTAAACCTATAATATAAGAAATGGCGTCTGTCACTGCGTTCAATGACATGCTCTCCCAATTTCTTGTGGAATTGCACAAGACTTTTCCAGAGGAAAAAGGCATAAAAAAAATGACCACTTCGTTTGAATTGATTAAACAAACCAACCCCCGTCTCATCGTTGATGGTTTCATGACCGGTGTGACTCCTTACGCGGATAAGATTTCTGGAAAGGATGAGTCCTTTCTTTTGGAGGAGATTGAGAATATTGACTTCCTCAAGGATCTCAATATTAAGAGTTACTGGAGTCGTATGAGTGAGAGTACGAAGGGTGCGACATGGCAATACCTCCAAACCCTTTACATGCTCGGGACTACTATTAATTCAATTCCAGCTGATACCCTCAGTATGATTGAAGGTATTGCTAAGGAATGTGCCGATAAGATGCAGACGGATGGTGGTGATCTTGACCAGGATGCCCTCATGAAGATGATGGGTAGCATGTTAGGTGGTATGAACAAAAAATAAACCTCAATATATATTAAATGAAGACCTGGTTTGATGATCCTCAGCAACTTATCAAGTCTGATGAGGTCTTTCAGTTCTGGCCTAATAATGAACAAACCCCAGAAGACAGAATTAACTCTTCTTCACGTTTTATAATTTATGCATCTTGTATCATCTACATTACACGCCGCGATCCACGTATTTTCGTCTTAGGTGGTACAATTATAGGGGTTCTTTATCTTATGTATAAGTCTAAGATGATCAAGGAGGGATATGTATTCGGTACTAGTGGTATGGGTGGTGGCTGTCAGATGCCCACTATGGATAATCCAATGGCTAATGTCCTTATGACAGATTACACTGATGCTCCCAACAGACTTGAAGCATGTTATTACCCAACCGTCAAACCATTTGTCAAAGCGTATTTAGATGATCGTATTCCATATGATTCTGGTAGGTCTCGGTCTCCACTCCCATCACAGCAGAAAAATGCATATGCTCGTCAGTTCGTGACGACTGCTGTTTCTCAAATTCCAGGCGATCAGACTTCTTTCGCCGAATGGTGTTATGGTACCAAAAATGGCCGTGATTGCCGAACCAATCCAGAGATGTGCAGCCCAAATGCTAGGGGTGTTCAATTAGAATCTTTCGGTGGTCTTGATATGGCTGGTGATAAACGAACTGGTATGAGTGGGGGAACTGTAGCTTAGATAAATAAATCTCATGTAATAATAAAATGGCATACCAATTGCAACCTGGTCTTGCAATAGTTCAAAACGCTGGTGCTCTCCCATCTGTGAGAGCGAATGAAGAGATATTTGTATATCCTCAGCCCAGTACTCTTAACTACTGCTGTCGTCCAAATACTATGTTGTATGGAACTGCTCCATACATGGCGGGTAAGGGAGCTCCCGCTCAATTTATTGAGGTCAGTGATCAACTCCGCCCTCAATCCACTACTCGTTTCAACAAGGTGATTGTACCCACTTACGAGCGTAACCTCTTCCCACTCACTAACATGGAGTGCAAGGTACCTCTCCGCACACTTAATTACGAACCAATGAGTACTCGCGCGGAACTCCAGAACGGTCTCTTTGATCAGAGATACGCTAATAAAAATCTTACTAAAAACTAAGAATGGCCGACCCCATTTCACTTGCAGCTATAGCTGGTCTGATTTTTGCTGGTAGATCTATGAGTAGAAAATCTAAACCAGAATTGGAACCAGTCCAGTCAATTGATATGGTTCAACAACCACAAGAACCCCAAATTACATATGAACAGGATGTACCCGAGTTCGTTGAACGTGGATTTGAACCACGCGTAGATGTACAATCAAAGAGAGAAATGGAAAGTTTTGCGGATGTTGCTCTTCAACAGAGGAGTGGTGGTCAGGAGATTCTCAATATGAGAAATCGTATGTATGACACAGGTCGTATGAATAACTTATCCCCAGTTGAGAAGCAATTAG